CTTGATGGAGATTTACACGAGAAAGAGATTTTTTGAGGGCCGGGATCGGATGACTGAGAAGGAGAAGGAGGATGCGTTTACATGGGTCAAGGAACACTTCCTCTTCATCGACTCAGCGGGGGAAGAGCCGAACACTTTGGATAGCATCCTGACCAGGGCAAGGGCAGCTGTCAAGCGCATGGGCGTCCGGGGAATGGTTATCGACCCGTATAACTACATCGATCTAGACCGTAAGGACACCACAGAGACGGACGCCATCAGTCAGATGCTGACCAGGGTCCAGAGGTTCTGCAAGGCTCAGGACGTTCACACATGGTTCGTGGCCCATCCCTCAAAGATGCAGCGGTCAGGGACAGATCAACCAAGACCGGATGGCATGAGCATCAGCGGGTCAATGGCATGGTGGGCCAAGGCAGACTGCGGCTTGACGGTCCACCGGCAGGATAGGTACGTCGAGATCGCAGTTTGGAAATGCCGGTATCGGTGGGTCGGGACGCAGGGGGAAACGACCCTCCTCTTCAACCGTACAGCAGGGACGTACACCGAGAACCTAGACGCGTTCTGACAAAAGACAACGGGGCCTAGGCCCCGTTTTTCTCGGATTGAAATGCTGGATTTCAGTCCAGCTGCTCTGCTTTAAACAGGGCTCCCATGATGTCCCTGTATAGGCCGATGAACCGAGGCGCCCGGTCTTGGGTCAGCCTATATAGCCCGTAGGCTTTGCCCTGCCACTGTATGAATAGCTCGCCGGCCAGCACATGGTCAATCGTCGGCACAAGAGCCAGGGAAACTTCATGGTGCCTCCACGTGTCCTTTAGGAACTGCGGGGCATGGTGGGTGATGGTCTTGATCATCAGAAGGGAATGTCATTGGGATTCGGGGCATTCCAGGCGGCAATCGTTTCCCTGATCAGGGAAGCATCCATCCCCATCCTTTGCTGCTCCATCGCCTTGTCAAAGACATCCTTGGCTTCCTTCAAGCCGAGACCTCGGTTGGTGCGGATGATCTTGATTGCTTCGACCCTGTTCAATAGCATGGCCGCGATTACATCGTCCACCCACTTGGCATGGGTGCCAGACCCAGCACGGGCAAATCCAGAGGGGATCGAAACCCCTATGGCACGGCACAGTGAGTCGGGCTCATGCTCTGCGACAAGGCAGAGGACGTCCCATGCCTCCCGTTTCCCGAGTGCAACCTCGCGGATGATCCCAATGGCGAGCTTGTGCGTGTTCATTCTCTCTCCTGTTTACACAATGAGTTCGTCGGGGATCTCAACCTCTTCCCCTAGTTTGCTTGCGACGTAGCAGCGCATCGCTGCTATCAGCGGCGTGGGACCGTAGCCCCATCGATAACCCGCGCCCTTGGCAGTGATGCTGCCGGATGCCTCCCACTCCCTGCCGGTAGAGCAGGGCGCGTTGCGCCGGATGCCAATCTCCTCGCGCTCGATGATCGGCCCGCCCTCCTGCCAGGAGGTAGACGGGTTGTACAAGGACGGGTGCCACGCCCAACCAGACCTCTCCACCTCGTCGGTGAATCCTTCGCACTTCGCCACCGCCCAGTCCAGGGCGTGGTCGGTGAGGTTGTCTGTCTTGATCTTCATGTTTACATCTCATTGATCTTGCGGAAGGTATCCAGCGCTGCCAGGAAGGCGGGCACGGTCTCAGGCTTTGCATGGGCAATCACTTCACCCAACCAGAAAACACGCAATCGGTCTGCATAGGCTTTTGATCCAGTGATCCTGAGCCCTTTGATGTAGACCTGAGGCTCGCCCAGGAACGTGTTTACGGTCCAACCCAACGCCGACGCAGTCGCGTACAGCAACGCGGTGGAGGCGGCAAGGTTGCGCTCATACGCCTCCTCGCGCTGAAGGCTCGCAGCGGAGGCTTGATTGCGACCGTGGGCCTGCTCCACAAGGGTTCGGACTGTCCGCAGGATCCCCGGCAGGTTGTACTGTCCTTCGCGCAGCGGGTACTGCCCGGGGCGGGCGCGGTAGTGGTCAGCCCTGAGAGTGAACTCATCCTGATGCCCATAGGACATAGGCAGCAGCGCCAACTTCCCATGCGACTCCACTCGGATGTAGCCGCAGTCGCTCTCCTCCACCGTGACCCCGGGCAGGTTCAATGCCCGGATGGCGGCGCGGACGGCAACCCTCTGCTGCTTGGCGATCTCGTAACGTGTTTCCATGTTTACATCTCCTGTTGAAGATCAGTAATTGAACGTGACACTCATCCGCACCGCGTATCGATGCTTGCCGACCCTCCTCGCCTCCACCCGGCGATAGGAGCAGCCGCAGCAGTCATGCTCATGCCTGCACCGCGACCCCCCCAGGGTATCGGCCAGGGCTTGCTCGATGGCGCGGGCGGCGCGGCGGTCCTGGGTGCGGACGGTAGCGGTGGACGTGTAAACGCCACCATCGTCGTAGTCTTGAGGCGGTCGGGCCAGCCGCCACGGGGTGAGGCGGGCCGCGCCTACGTGCCGGTCGTCGTCCAGGTCGGACCATCCCGGGGCGAAGTGGTGCGTCAGGCGCACGTACAGGTCGGTCGTGAACATCTTCAGTCCTCCGTGTCTCAGATGATGCCTGCTGCCACGAGCAGCAGGGCCAGGATGAAAAGGGCCAGCATGGCCCGGTCAGTGTTCATCGGGTCACGCTCCGGAAAGCCACCTTGGCAAGGTCGGGCAGGGCCATGACATTGGGCGACCCCTGCCCATACACCTGCTGAACGTCAGCCTGGATGCCGATGCCAATGGTCCGGATGCCGAGCCGGGTGCCGGCCTTGATCTGGGCGCGGGCCTCGCGCATATCTCCCACTCCGTCAGTCAAAACGATCAGCACCTTCCTGGGCGCCGGGTGGCGCAGCAGTTGATCGTGGCACCAACGGATGGAGAAAGCATCGTTCGTCCCGCCGTCGATGGCGAGGCGGGGCGCCTGGGGGGCGATGCGGCGCACCGTCTCGGTCCAGGACTTGAAGGGTCCGACCATGTCCCCGAATGCCACCCCCATGCTCTGCGCCTGGGCGGACTCGACAGTTTCGAGCAGAGCCATTGCGGCAGGCACCGCGACCATGGCTCGCGGGCCTGCCATCGACCCCGACATATCGACCAGGACGATCACCGCAGCGTCAATACCAGCCTCCTCACTGCGGCGGGCAAAGACTCGCCCGGTCCAGGCCGAGGCGGCGAGGCGGCGAGTGTCCAGGTTGCCCGACAGTCGGTGCGACTCCATGTCGTCCGTCGCGCTGGCCTCCAACAGGCGGCGCATCTGAAACCGCAGCGACCCGGGTACGGGTGCCGTGTCGGTCCACCGGGCACTGCTGTTCAATCCGGCGCGGGGCAGCACTCCAGTGGGACCGAATGAGGCGCCGCCTCCACCCTCCATGCCGGGTTCAACGTCAGCCGCGTCCTGCCCAGGAGTAGGCACCTTGGCAGACCCAGCATCGGGCGCCTGGGGGACTTCCTGGCCGTCCCCCTGCCCGTCCCCTTGACCGTCGCCCTGCCCGTCGCCCCTCTGCTGCTGTTGCTGCTGTTGCTGCTGCTGTTGCTTGTGCGGCGGGAGGCGCAGGTGATCGAACACCCAGCGGGCAATGGCGAGGGTATCGGTGCTGCTCTGCGCCTGGGTGACCCGGCGAGCGGCTTCCTGCCAGATGGGGAGCAGGGTCCCAGGCACCGGGGCCTTGATGCTGGCATGTGACCGTGTAAACACTGCGAGGCTGTAGGGGTACTGTCTTGGGTCGGACCAGTCGGTCACCTGTCCTAGGGCATCAGTGGTCATCCCGTCCACAAGTTCTGCCAGCACTCCCCGGATGTTGCCGAGCAGGCCGGACTTGATAGCCTGGGACTCGATCCATGCGTCCTCGATGGCGTTATGCAGCGCGTCCACGTACTGCCGCCCGTCATGGGCGCCGAAGTCGGTATAGCGCCGGTGCAGGAGTTCGTGCACCACGAACCCGACCCAGCGGGCGAACTGCCTCCGGGCTACTTGGGCATCGTCGGGGATGTCGCTCAGGATCAGATCCCCGTGCCGGTTGATTGCCGCAGTCATGGTCCCGGCCTCCCACTGCACCCGGACGGGTGGCAGGCCCAGGGCCGAGCAGGCGACGTGGGCGAACGTCTCCAGGCCGTGGCGAGCCTGATAGCCCAGGATGCTCGGGCGCCCGAGCAGGGTCTTGATGGCGTCGATCACATTGCCCCCTTGATCGTGTCGGTGTTGATGGTCGCCGTGTAAACGGCTGCGAGTGCCGGGTGCGATTCCACCGGCTGGCGGGCCACGATGGTGTCGGCCCAGGCTTCGTCTACTGGCATCAGGCGCAGGGCGCGGATAAAGGCCACCGCGCTGCGGATGCTGGGCGCATCGATGACCTCGCCAGTGTCAACCTTCGACCGGCAGACCTGGATGGCGTCCATCACATGATCGGCGAGGGCCTGGGTGCACCCGGTATGGCGCACCAGCGCGTCCGTCTCCAGCCTGCGCGGCAGGTAGTCCATGCGGCTCACCAGACCGAAGCGATCCATGAGCGCGGAGTTCATCCCCCGGGTGCCCGCGTACCTGCCCGACTGATCACCCGTGCCGAGCGTGTTGTCGGCGGCAGCGATGCACACGCCTGGGGCGCGGCGCCAGACTGACCCGCCGATGGTGACGGCGGCGCGGGGTTCCAGCAGGCCGTTCAGCGGCGCAAGCTCGCCGGGGTCGGTGTTGCTGACCTCGTCAAGCAGGATGACGCAGCCAGGGTGCGTGTAGGCCCGCAGGAATGGGCCGGGCTGGAAGCTGGTCTGTCCTGCGTCCAGGCCGGTCGCCCCGATGTAGTCCTCCTGCGTCGAATACTTGCGGAAGTTGATGCGGGTGAACTTGCGCCCGGTGCGGGCGGCGAACTGCCTCAAAGCCTCGGACTTGCCCGTCCCCTTGGGGCCACCCAGCCAGACATTGGACTCAGTGCCCAGGATCAGGCGCCGCAGGAGGGACTCGGTCCAGATGTAGGCGGGGTCCACTGCCTCGGCCTCGGGGTCATCCCAGAGGTCAACCATCACCGGGCCACCCTGGGCGTCGCGCAGGTCGATGCCGAAAGCGTCTAGGCATGACTTACGACCGATGGGGCCCGCAGTGGCAGCGACGATGGCCGGGGCCGTCTCCGGCGTGGCCTGGGCGAGCAGTGGGGCGAGTGCCGTCCTGACCTGGGCGGCGATCTCCGCATTGATCGCGGGGCCAGCATCGCGCAGTGCCTCGATCTCGGTCTTGATCCCGGCCATGATGCTGGCCGAGGCGCGGTCTGATGCCTCGGCCAGCACCTTGGCCTGGGCCACTGCCTGGGCGACGCCGACCAGATTCCCCTTGATCGTCCGGACCTCTGTGGCAAGACTGAGCACCTCCGCCTCGGTCCGGGCGGCGACCTGAGCGGTGGCCTCGATCCTGGGATCGGCCTGGGGCGGGGGAGAGGGTGGGGCAACGCGGGGGGGCGGCTGGAAGGCGGGCTGCGGCATGCCCAGGGTGACGGGCACGGCGGGCGGCTGGAGGGGCGTGCTCGATGCAGCCTGCCGCACTTGGTCCACCGTGACTGTTCCACGTGAAACCTCGGTCGCCAGGGCCTGCGCGGCCTCGACCTTGGTGCGCTCGGCGGGACCGCAGACGATGTTCGCGGCCCGGGCGAGTTGTGCCCCGGGCAGGGCGAGAAGGGTCTGAAGGACTCTGGTGTTCATTGGGTCACTCCTCTGTTGTCGTCTGAAGGACGAATTGCTCGCCGTCCTGGTGGCACAAGGGCAGGCCAAGGTCTGCCCACTTCTTGGTGAGCCTGACGGTGTAGCCGCAAGCGGGGCAGACCGCCTTCAGCATCCTGGTGGTCTGCGTGGGCTTGGCAGACATAATCAACTGAGCGTGAGGGTAGGCGCCCAGGCTGGCGAGGATCTCGCCATAGCGGGAATCGAAGCCGGGGCCTGGGCCGGTGCCCTTCCAGCCTTTGGCGCCGGGGGCCAGACCCATGTTGGCGGCGTGGGTCGCAAAGGTCTTGCTATGGTTCATCGAACCCGGCAGGGCATGGCAAAGCTCATGCACCAGGGTTGCGGCCACCGTGGTGACATCGTCCAGGACCGGCGAGATGAGGATCTCGACCGTCCCGTCGGCGCTGGAGGCGTCGGCCCAGCACTCGCCGATGGCGCCCGAGCGGCGGGCGCTGCTGGGGAAGCCGCAGGCGACGCGGATGCGCTGCGGGAGGGTCTGCCCAGTGTGGGCCGGGAAGAGGGGGCGAACCTCTTCGATCAGAGTCATCAACCAATCTTCGCGGGTCATCTCAAAACCTCCTGTCCGTCGCAGCACCGTGCTGCGCGTCCCCGACCGGGGAGCCCCGATTGTGTGTGCAAACGGGTGCTCGTGCAATACCCGAGCGAGTCGATAGGGCTAGCAGATCAGAGCCGGGTGCTCTGACCAACGAATGCGTGCGTCCGCACGCGTGAGTAGCAGGGACATATGACCAAGTAAAGCCAAGGGCTATACCTGTATGAATGTACAGGCCGCTAGAACGCACTAGAACGGTCCAGGATCGACGCAAGGTGGTGGAAGGTACCTTGCCCTTCAGAAAAATAGATCGGAGCTTCTAGCGAGTTGTTCACAAAGTTATCCACAAGGCTTCATAGGTGAATGCTCAAAAATGAGGCAAATCTAAGGCTTATCCACAGACTGTGGACAACTTGCCTTGTTTGAACAAACTGTGGATAATGTGAACATCACTGGACAGATGCACAACTATGTACAAAACCACAGGGAAGGACGGCGAGCCTGGGACTCAGCGGGGTCGAGCGAGCCAGCGGGACGTGCTCGATGCACTGGCGCAGGCTGAGGCTGACCTTGATCGTTTACACGAAACAGAGCCCGGCCCGGTAGGCAGCGAAGCGGAACAGATGGCAGGGGCTTCTCCAGGTCCGCACAAGAGGGCAGACGGTCAACTCAAGGGGGCACCAAGCTACCGCCGTCTCCGCCCACTGACGGCCAAGCAACAGGAATTTGCAAGGCGCGTCATAGAGGGAAGCAGCCTCCGTCAAGCGTATAGAGATGCCTACGGGTCGCAGGCATCAGACGAGTCAGCAAGCGTCCAGGCGTACCGGCTAGGACGCAATCCAAGAGTCCGGGCGCTGATCGATCAAGCCTGGGAACAGACACAAGAGGCGCTGGTGGAGGACCACATAGCGGCAAGGAGGTATGTGGTGAGGAGTCTGGTGGAGTTGAGTAAGGGCACGGCTGACAACACCCGGCTGCGAGCCCTGGAGCTACTCGGCAAGGCCTCCGGAGCGTTTACATCAGCACCAGTCGAGAAGGACCGCACCGCGTCGCCTGACGCACTGCGCCGGGATCTGGCGCAGCACCTGCGCCTCGTGGCAGGCAAGACGGGGACCGATGCCTGACTGTGAGCGCGTGGCGCGTGTACACGGCGAGCGTGTACACGGGGGCGGGTGAGCGGGAGGGCGAGGGCGGGAGGGCACCCACGGGGGGAGGGGCCGTGGCAGCGATGACCACCCTCCGCCACGTTACGCTCGACTCCACTCAAACATTTCCCCTCAAACGGCCCACCCCCTTTCATTCCCATCCTCCAACACCCACCCCCTATATATATAGAGAAACCCCCCGTTCATGTTGAGAAATGGAAAAAGCCGGATGCATGTTGACCAGGAGACAGAGGTTCGTCTTGGAGTTCATAGAGGCGTACAAGAGGAAGTGGGGCGTTGTTCCGACGTACAGGGTGATAGCGATAGGGTGCAAGGTGAGGTCATGTGGCGGCACGTACAGGTTAGTGGGGGCGCTGAGGGACAAGGGATATATATCAAAGGACAGAGGGCGATATGACATTGTTGTCAAGGCAGGAGATCACCAGCTATCTGCAGATAGTGGACAGGGTGTCTGAGGGGGACAGGAAGAAGATCAAGGCTCTTTTGGAGATGGACAGGGTACAGAGGTGCCGGGAGAGCTTCTTGTTCTTTGTCAAGCAGATGTGGCCGGTGTTTATCTCTGGGAAGCATCATCAGATCATGGCTGATGCTTTTGAGAGGGTGGCTAATGGGGAGTTGAAGAGGTTGATTATCAATATGCCTCCGAGGCACACGAAGTCTGAGTTTGCTTCGTATCTTTTGCCGGCGTGGTTTCTTGGGAAGTTCCCGGAGAAGAAGATCATTCAGACGGCACACACCGCAGAGTTGGCTGTGGGCTTTGGCCGGAAGGTTCGCAACCTTGTTTCGTCGGAGGATTACAAGAAGGTCTTTGGGACTCAGTTGTCCAGTGACTCGAAGGCTGCTGGGAGATGGAACACAGACAAGGGCGGAGACTACTTCGCTATTGGTGTGGGTGGGGCGGTGACGGGTAAGGGTGCGGATCTGTTGATCATTGACGATCCTCATAGTGAGCAGGAGGCGAAGCAGGGGAACCCTGCTGTGTATGACGCTGTGTATGAGTGGTACACCTCTGGACCGAGACAGCGTTTACAGCCAGGGGGTGCGATCATTGTTGTGATGACCCGGTGGTCCAAGAAGGACTTGGCCGGGCAGCTCTTGAAGAACTCTTCAAAAGATGGCACGGATGACTGGGAGATCATCGAGTTCCCGGCCATTCTTCCTTCTGGAACTCCCTTGTGGCCTGGGTTCTGGAAGAAGGAGGAGTTGGAGTCGATCAAGGCTGAGATCCCTGTAGCCAAGTGGGAGGCTCAGTACCAGCAGAACCCGACCTCGGAAGAGGGGGCGATAGTTAAACGAGAGTACTGGAAGATATGGGAGGGGGAGAGCCCTCCGCCGTGCCAGTACATCATCCAGTCTTGGGACACCGCTTTTGAGACATCCAACAGGGCTGACTACTCGGCATGCACCACCTGGGGGGTGTTTGACCGGGAGGATAGGCATGGGAACATGGTTCCCAACATCATCCTTCTGGATGCGTTGAAACAGCGAATGGAGTTCCCGGACCTGAAGAGGAAGGCTGTGGAGCTTTACAGGGAATGGAGCCCTGACACGACGATCATCGAAAAGAGGGCCGCTGGCGCTCCTTTGGTGTATGAGCTTCGTAAAGCCGGGGTTCCGGTCTCTGAATACACCCCCTACAAAGGGCAGGACAAGATCTCCCGGGTGAATGCCGTGGTGGATCTGTTTGCCTCCGGGATGGTTTGGAGACCTGACCGGAGGTGGGCGGAGGAGGTTTCTGAAGAGATGGCAGAGTTCCCTTATGGGGAGCATGATGACTTGACTGACTCTGCCTCTCAGGCATTGATGAGGTTCCGCAAGGGAGGCTTCATCTCCATCGCTTCGGATGAGCCTGATGAGATGGCTTACAGACGGCCAGTCAGTTATTATTGATGCGTTTACAAGGACAAGACATGGCAACAAACATTGACCGGGCGATGGTGCCTGCTGATCGCCCGGTGGTTTCTGAGTCCGTCATGGAAATTGAGATTGAGAACCCGGATCGGGTGACCGTTGGCATGGATGGTCTGGAGGTTGTCCTTGAGCCGGAGGAGGCCGCAGAAGAGTTTGGGGCGAACCTCGCGGAGTTCATGGATGAGGGGGCACTGAGTTCTCTTGCCTCTGAACTTGTGGAGCTTGTAGATGCGGACATCAACTCCCGCAAAGACTGGACCGAGATGTACATCAAGGGTCTGGAGGTCTTGGGGATGAAGTATGAAGAGAGGACGGAGCCGTGGTCTGGGGCTTGTGGGGTGTTCTCTCCTCTTTTGACAGAAGCTGCTGTCAGGTTCCAGTCAGAAATGATTGTGGAGACCTTCCCTGCTCAAGGGCCGGTTAAGACTCAGATCATTGGGGAGATCACCAGAGTCAAGGAAGAGGTGGCTGATCGTGTCCGGGAGGATATGAACGTCACCCTGACCGAGAAAATGGTGGACTACAGGTCCGAGCATGAGCGGATGCTGTATTCCCTGGGCCTGTCAGGTGCGGCATTCAAGAAGATCTACCCGGATGACAACACGGCACTCCCCGCCGCTCCCTTTGTCCCGGCGGAAGATCTCATCATTCCCTACGGCGCATCTAACATTTACACGGCCGAGCGCGTCACTCATGTGATGCGTAAGACGAAGAATGAGATCCGTAAGCTACAAGTCAGCGGGTTCTACCGGGATGTGGAGTTGGGAGAGCCCGCGCAGTTCTTCACGGACATCGAGAAGAAGAAAGCAGAGGAGCAAGGTTTCAGTCTCCAGGATGATGATCGGTATCGGATCTTTGAGATCCATGCCGATCTGGATCTCCCGGGATATGAAGAGGACGTTGCCCTCCCATATGTGGTAACCATTGAGAAGGGCAACAACACCGTTCTGTCCATCCGGCGAAACTGGGAAGAGGATGACGAGAAAAATCAGAAGCGTCAGCACTTCGTCCAGTACACCTACATCCCCGGGTTTGGTGCCTATGGGCTAGGGTATATCCATCTAATCGGTGGATATGCGCGAGCAGGCACTTCCCTTATTAGGCAACTGGTAGATGCGGGAACCTTGAGCAACCTCCCTGGGGGCCTGAAGGCCCGGGGTTTGAGAATCAAGGGAGACGACACCCCGATTGCCCCTGGAGAGTTCCGGGATGTTGATGTTCCTTCTGGTACGGTCAAAGAGAACATCATGCCCCTTCCGTACAAGGAGCCCAGCCAAGTTCTGGCGTCTCTCTTGGATCGGATCACGGAAGACGGGCGAAGACTCGCGGCCATCGCTGATCTGAAGGTCAGTGATATGTCCGCTCAGGCGCCCGTGGGGACCACCCTGGCTATCCTGGAGCGGCAACTCAAAACCATGAGTGCCGTCCAGGCCCGGGTCCACGCAAGTCTTCGGATGGAGTTCAAGCTCCTGAAGAAGATCATCAGGGACTTCATGTCTCCGGCGTATTCCTATGTCCCAGAGGGTGGGAACAGGTCGTTGAAACAGTCCGACTACGACATGGTGGAGGTGATCCCGGTCAGTGATCCCAATGCGGCCACCATGGCTCAGCGGATCATGCAGTACCAAGCGGCCCTCCAACTGGCCCAAGGTGCCCCTCAGATCTATGACCTTCCAAAGCTCCACAGGCAGATGTTGGAGGTTTTGGGGATCAAGGATGCAGAAAAGCTGGTTCCGACCTCCGATGATCAAAAGCCAAGGGATCCGGTGTCGGAGAACATGGCCGTCCTTCGTATGCAGCCCGTCAAGGCGTTTGCATACCAGGATCATCAGGCCCACATGGCTACCCATCAGGCATTCATGCAAGACCCGAACATCGCTGCGACCCTGGGTCAGAACCCCATGTCTCAGCAAATGATGGCTTCGCTAATGGCTCACATGGCAGAACATGCGGCGTTTGCCTACCGGGCCCAGGTAGAGATGCAGTTGGGCGTGACCCTTCCAGAGTTGGACGAGGAAAACAACGCCCCCATCGCCCCGGAGGATGAAAAGGCACTTGCTCCTCTTATCGCGGCGGCAGCACAGAGGACGATGGTGCAGAACCAAGCCATGTTTGCCCAACAACAAGCTCAACAACAGGCACAAAACCCTGAATTGCAGCTTCAACAGGCAGAACTTCAGCTTCGGACACAAGAACTGCAGCGAAAGAAGGCCGATAGTCAGCGAGATTTCCAAATTGCCCAACAGAAAATCGCCCTTGAGCAAGGGCGAATCAAGGCTGAAATGCTCAAGGAACAGTCCAGACTGCGGTCACAAGCCGCCCAGACGGACAAAAAGCTGCGGACGGACCTTGTCAAGACCATGGTTCGCCCGTCTCAGCAGAAACAACAGTCAAAACCCACCCAGTAATGACTGAAATCAGTCCGAAACGTCCAAAAACGGCATTTCAGACATTTTGAAACCTCCGAAAGGAGCTTTATGGCAACCACTGCGTTCTCCGTGGTGCTAAAAGAGATTGAAGACAGGCGCGAGCAAATCGCCCAAGCCCTCATCTCCGGCGGCGCACGGGACTTTTCTGAGTACAAGTCCATGACCGGCGAGATCCGAGGTCTATCGCAGGCTCATGTTTACATCATTGACCTCGTAGAC